GCACTCTTGAAGATTCTTTTGCTGTTCTCTATTTCTTTCGGATGAAAGTTTTGCGATTTTTTCATATGCTTCATATAATCTCTTGTTTAAATATGCTATTTCTGCTTTTAGTAATTCGACTTCAGTCATTTACTCTCCTTAAAACTTGAGGTATAATCTTTCCTGCTCTTATAACTTCTACTTTGCACCCAATTTTCAAGTCAAGTGCTTCAATTATAGACTTGTTATGTAGAGTTGCTTTTGAAATAGTTGCACCTTCAATGTCAATTGGCTCGAGTAGTGCAACAGGTGATACTGCACCTGATTTACCTACTTGCCATACTACATCAAGAAGTGTAGTGACTACTCCTTTCTCTTGTTTCTTAAGAGCAAATGCTCCTCTAGGATGGTGACTGGTATATCCATGTGCATCAAATCTATCGTTCTGAGCAACACGATATACCAGACCATCTTGGGGAAAACAAGTGTAATCACTAAGTGTGCATGATTCTATTCCTAAATCGGATAGAAACTTCATGTCTGAAACGAAATTGTCTGTAGGGTAGGGAGAACATCCATGTGCGACAAAGTGTAAATCTCTTTTGAGAAATTCTTGCCTGTCCTTCAGTCCGAGCGCACCCGCTGCATAGTTTCTTGCATTAGGGATTTCTTTCGGAGCTACGACTTCTCCACTGATTTGGATTACGGGTTCGTAATCAATACAAAGAGGCACTAGACTGCCTTTGACTAGGTGAGTTATATCTAACCCTTCAACCCCGTCGCCTCTTGTTAAAACTTTTTGACATTCACCTCCGCCATATAAAACACTAATGGCAGCCCCATCTAACTTTGGAGTGACAACAAAGTCGTCGGTTCCCCAATCTGGAGGGGAATCGACGCCTTGTATTACTTTTTGGAGGGAGAACAAAGGAAACATATGCTTGTATCGGCGTTCATAAGAACTTTTATAACCAATACTTTCTTCTGTAGCCATTTGAACTAGGTGATCGAAAACCTCATCTGACATGATAGGGTTGCCCTGATAGTAGCTGATTGCTGCTCGTTTGATAAGATTTTCTAACATTTATATATTATACTAATTTTTTAACCAAAAGTCAAGAACTATTTTCCGATATGTTTGACTTCATCCTTAGGAATTACTTGATATGCACCTTTGTTGTATGCAATTGATACTGTGTAATTCTTACTTACTTCTTTCTTATAGCTCGTATCCTCTGGTACTGTGTATGGTTTAGGTTCGGCACTAGGTATGTGCTTACTGGAAGCGCGTACGGGATTTGAACCCGTGTTGCATGGATGAAAACCATGTGTCCTGACCGAACTAGACGAACGCGCCTTAGTTACCTTTTTCTTTCTTTTGCGACCATATTGGTCATAACTTAAACTTCCTTTTATAATCATATATAATATTATACACGGCTTTTAAGGATTTGTCAAGAACTATTTTCAGGTCAGGTAAATTTGGTCTAAAATTTCTTTGAACTCTTCTTCGAGAATACTTTTACTTTCTGCAAGTGATAATATTTCAACTAATCCTGTAAAAAGTTCTTGAGCATTTTCAATATCTAAAGGTATAGATATGCCTTCCTTTGAAGGCAACCATTCTTCATCAAAGTCAAGATAATATTTACGAAGTGAAAGATATTCTACTCCACGAAAAGTATTGATTACTAAACGAAGTTGTTCAGTATCCTTCTCGTTAATTACTCTTTCGTATTTGGTGGGTGCACTAAGGTCTATCATTTCTTATAATCCTGTTAAGTGGAACAATGCTTGTCACATTCTTCGGCATTAATAGACGATACGAGTCCGTGTCCCAACAAAACAGGAGGACTGTATCATTTGATTCTTTTGCTCTATTCTTCTTTTCAGCAATATACTTTGTTGAAAAATCTCTAGTGCATATATTGTATTTTGATCTGCGTGAGTTTTTACTTTTGTAGGTGACCACAGCATCACCCGCTTCATCTATTTTTCTTTTAAATTCATCCTTTGTCATATTTCCTCCAAATTTATCTAACAAATGATTATTTGAATTGTAAATTTTTTGGTTACATACTATGGATGCAAAAAACTAGGGCATCCTAAGATACCCTAGCTAAATTTCCTTAACTTAAGAGTTTAGGTTATTTACTATTGTAGTAAAGTAGTTAGCTGCTTTACCAGTTAGTTTTGAAATGATTGCTTCATCAATATCCTGACCCGCATCACTTAACGCACTGGTTAAGGAGGATTGAGCGTCAGCTACACTAACTCTACCACCACCGCTTGAACCGCCTGAAGATCTAGCTGCTGGAGTTTTTCTTACATAAACACCTGCTTTTGTAAGAATCATTCTAACACCATTTGGAGATTCTTCTAGCTGCTCTGCGATATCTTTTACTATCTCCATACTATTCTCTGGAGTAGGTTCTTCAGCGACATACATGTCAACTGCTTCTTGTTTTTTCTCGTCTGTCCAAGACATTCTTTTTCTCCTGTTAATTGAGCCAAATCGTGATTTGTATTCTTCTATGCTGTCTGTATTACGATAGCCTGGAGCCCATCCAGTTGCTTGTAATTGTTGCATATAAAATCTATCACTCATTAACTGTTCTTCTAAAATATAATTATATTATATAAAAATTTTAAGGCGGTGTCAAGAACTATTTTTCGTTTCCTTATGAAAAATGTCTTTTGATTACTTCTAACTTATCTTCGGCCTCTGCTAATTTAGCAACCTGAGACTCGACAGCTTCTACAATCTCTGGGTGTTCCCCAATTCCAACAGGATTTCTTTGATATGCAAGAACATTTGCTTTGCATACTGCGATTTCGCCTTCTAATTTTTTACATAATGCTTCTAATAAATAGTTCATATTTATCCCCTTGGGAAGTTATCCCACCTGTAGAATTTTTTAGTTTCTGAATCCCAATACCAACCTTTATTCTTTTGTTCGTTTTGTGGAAGTTCTGATTCTACATATTTTTCTGCTTTTTCTTGTTCTTCCAGTAATCTCATATACCAAATTGCCATTATAATTTTTTAATTCCAAATACATAGTTATCAGCAGCATCTTCTGCGTAAGATTCACTATGTCCTTTGTAAGTTTCTGTTTTAATAAACTCTCCATTTTTATAGAAAGCACAACCCCAATCGTCGCCTATTTTTATAGTGTCTGCTTGAAGGTCTCCTTTTACATATGAAGAATAAACATCAAAATTTTTATTACTTATCATTATTAATTCCTAATACTCCCTTTATAAATCCATCTTGAAACCTTGTTATCTTATCATCAAATAATATAATCCATGCTATGAAAGGGAACATAATAAAAAATATTACAAATACAATGAGAAAAGATAAGATAGGTTTCTTCACCATAATATTATTTCTATCTATAGACGTAATTATTCTATGACATGGAAACCAAATTTTCCACATAGCTATTCCTACGCCTGAAATATACATAGCGATTGCAAATTTAAATAAACTTAACTCCATATTGCTCCAAATGCCTTAGACTTCCTAAGTCATATGCGAGCTGAGATGAGTATCTTCCACCATATTCTATGTGTGGAAAGAAAGTTCCTTCAAAATTGTTTTCTTCTATTGTATATATTAAATAACACTTTGCTCCATGCTTACTTTCGTAATCCATGTTAGTGTGTTCTCGTATTACTTTTGCTGGAAAATTCTTGCGAATTGCCCATACAATCTCTCCTTCTTTAAAACTATCACTTACACACTGCTCTGGAAGCAAAGCATTTCGTATGCCCTCATAGTCAGTTGCAGGTAGTTTCATTGGAATACCGAGCCTATCTACTATTGCTTTCACAAAAGCAGGAGAACGATATATCGATTGTGCTATACTAGATACATTAAATCCTTCAATATACATTTGAGCTACAGTTTTTAATTCATCTTCACTCGCGGGTTTACCTTTGTTCATAGAGCGTCGTCTTTCACGAAACTCCATTGTATCACGCCAGTCATCTATAATTTTCTGAAGTCTGGTCGTGTTATACCTAATATTCAGAATCTCACAGGCTTCCTTTTTCGTGATAGGATTATCTGCTTCTAGTAATGATACTACATGTTGTATGTTAGTATCTGTTAATTTTTCATGTGATTTACTTTTAATTGCCATCTTCACTCCCTAATAAAATAATTGTGTAATGAATAATTTTGAGTAAATCTACTTCATTTTTTCCGTTTTTCTTACCATATCTTTGAGCATACTTAATAATGTTTCCAATACAGAAACCTTCAGCATGTCCTGCATCTACAATGAACTCTGTAGATTGAATTTTATTCATAGAATAGTGAGCGCCATAAGTGCCATCTATATAGTTCTTTATCATTCTAAGAATTTTATCTTCTTGAAATTTATACTGAATTTTCTCTTTCTTATTGAAGATACTACTCACTAAGTGCTTTCTCCAGTTCTGTATAACCTCCAATCTTCTTGCCGTTTAGTATAATTTGTGGAAAAGTTCGAGCAGTTGGAAACTCTGCCATAAAATTCTTTGCATCGAAGTCCTTTCCAAGCATAAGATATCTTACTTTAGCACCTTTCATTTCTGCTAGATTCTTTGCCATATTACAATACGGGCAGTTTGGTTTGCTATAAATTGTTATTTTCATTTTGCAGTTATTCTCCTGTCAGTCCATGCAAGTCCTTCATCCCACCAATCGGGTTGTGGTCTGTGCGACCACGTAGCGAAGGTTGCTTTATCTGTATGATAATATAGACGATACGAGCC